GCTGGTCCATCTAAGCACTTCAAGACTGCATTCGCAATGCTTCTTGCTAAGAGTTTCCAGACCAAGTATCCTGATGGTGTAATCTTGTTCTATGACTCAGAATTCGGTGCACCTCAGTCTTACTTCGAGAACTTCGGCATCGACACCAACAAGGTTATTCATACTCCGATCACTGACATTGAACAGCTGAAGCATGATGTGATGAAACAGATCAATGAAATCGAACGTAGTGATAACGTTATGATCATCGTTGATTCGGTTGGTAACTTGGCTTCTAAGAAGGAAGTCGACGATGCGCTTGACGGTAAGTCAGTGGCGGATATGACTCGCGCCAAACAGATGAAGTCGTTGTTCCGTATGATTACGCCACATCTTACCATTAAGGATATTCCTATGGTCGTGGTCAATCATACTTACATGGAAATTGGCATGTTCCCCAAGGCAATCGTGTCGGGTGGAACTGGTATCTATTACTCCGCTGATAACATTTTCATCATTGGTCGCCAGCAAGAGAAGCAAGGCACCGAGATTGTTGGCTATAACTTTATCATCAACGTCGAGAAGTCTCGCTTCGTTCGAGAAAAGAGTAAGATCCCGATTGAAGTTACCTTTGAGGGTGGTATCAGTAAGTGGTCTGGTCTGCTTGACATGGCGCTGGAATCAGGACACGTTGTTAAACCGAACAATGGTTGGTATCAGAATGCGAAGGAAGAAAAGAAGTATCGTCTGACTGATACCTATAACAAAGAATTCTGGATGCCTATCTTGACTGATTCGACATTCAGTGAATGGATTGAAAATCGCTATTGCATGGGTAATAGCCAAATGATTGAAAGTGAAATCAGTGCTGAAGATATTTCAGAAGCCTACGAAGATCTGTGATCAGTGTGGGGCCATTCTTAAAAAGAATGACCCTGCAGTTTGTTTGCATGGTGTAGATAATAGTCTTGAGTTTGAGATCTTTATCTGTGAACCTTGCTGCGAGAAAATCGCATTTGAATATGATGCTGACCATGGGATGGAAGAAATAAATGCAACAGAAGATCGAGACGATTATCCTTAGTAAACTATTTAATGATGAGGATTATCTACGTAAGGTAATTCCCTTCATTAAAGAAGATTACTTTATGGAAAGCAGTGAACGTAAAATTTACACTTACATTCATCAGTTCGTCACAAAATATAATTCACTACCGACAATTGATGCAATTAATATTGCGATGCAGAATGACAAAAGTGTCAATGAGAACGAGTACAAGAGTATTTCTGAGACTCTTACGAAACTCGATGATGAGATCGATGTAAACGAAAAGTGGATCCTTGACGAGACTGAGAAGTTTTGTAAGGATAAAGCACTCTATAACTCAATCCTGAAGTCGATTAATATTATCGATGGTAATGATAAAACAAACTCGGCAGATGGTATTCCCTCTATTCTACAGGAAGCACTGGCAGTTTGTTTCGACAATAACGTTGGTCACGATTATCTTGACAATGCTGATAGTCGGTATGACTTCTATCATCGCGATGAAATGAAACTACCATTCGATCTTGAAATGTTTAATAAGATTACGAATGGTGGTCTGCCAAACAAAACGTTGAATATCTGTCTTGCTGGTACTGGTGTTGGTAAGTCTTTGTTTATGTGTCACATGGCTGCTGGTGCGCTCAGTCAAAGTAAAAACGTTCTCTACATTACGTTAGAAATGGCAGAAGAACGTATTGCTGAACGTATCGACGCTAACCTGATGAATGTTAATATTCATGAACTGAAGGATCTATCTCGGTCGATGTTCGAGAATAGAATGACTAAGATCCGAGCCAAGACTGAGGGTCGTCTGATTGTTAAAGAATATCCAACTGCGTCTGCTCATACTGGTCACTTCAAGGCATTGTTGAACGAACTACAGTTGAAGCGTAATTTCCGCCCTGACATTATCTTTATTGACTACCTGAACATTTGTTCGTCGAGTCGGTTCAAGGCATCGTCTGGAGTTAATTCCTATACATTGATCAAGGGTATTGCTGAGGAACTTCGCGGTCTTGCAGTTGAGTTTGATCTTCCGATTGTTTCTGCCACTCAAACCACTCGTGGCGGTTATGCTAACAGTGATGTAGAACTTACCGATACCTCGGAGTCGTTCGGTCTCCCTGCTACGGCTGACTTGATGTTTGCTCTAATCTCTACAGAAGAACTTGAAAAGATGGGACAGCTGATGGTCAAGCAGTTGAAGAATCGCTACAATGATCCTGGAGTCAACAAACGTTTCATGATCGGCGTCGACCGTGGCAAGATGAAGCTATATGATCTAGAACAATCAGCGCAACAGGGTATTACTGATTCGGGGCAGGATGATCTTCCTGTGTTTGATAATACTACAATCGGTAAACGTAGAGACATGTCTAAATTCAATTTTTAACTTGACTTTTTCCTTTAAATGGGGTATAAGTAAATACTCTTTGATCCGCCAATATAAAATTCGCGCCTAAATAAAAACGAGTTAGAGGTGCTATAGCTCAGCTGGATAGAGCAAGAGCCTTCTAAGCTCTAGGTCGTAGGTTCAAGTCCTACTAGCATCACCATTTTTTGAAAGTATTAATATGAGTGAAATAAAATTAAAATTAGTTGTTTCTACACGAGTTTGGTCGAACCAAGGTACATCTGATCTTCCTATGTGGAGAACAATGGGCGGTAAGGAATACATTGTTAAGTATTTTGATCATGAACCGACCATTGAAGAAATTGGTAATGCGGTCACAGATTCTGAACATATGATTGTTACACTTGATACTAGTTTCAAGGAAACTGTTGATGGGTGGCAATTATATCTCACTGAAAATATGACAAATAATGAATACTTCCAACTCACACACAATAATGCAATCGATTTTCCTGCCAATGATATTACGGATATGCAATTAGAAGATGTCGAATAAATTAACTCTTATCCATACATATTATGATGAACCTGAGTTACTGAAAAAACAAATTGAGCGATGGAATTTATTCCCGACTCCTATTGATGTGCTTATCGTCGACGATGCATCACAAAAGTATCCAGCATATGATATTCTGAAAGACGTGTCTCTTAAAGAAGGGGTGCGTCTTTCATTGTATCGAGTAAAGGAAGACATCGGATTCAACAGTCATGGTGCTAGAAATTTAGCAGCAAAGGTTGCGGAAACTGAATGGTTGTTCTTTACCGACATTGATCACTTTGTTGGAATTACTGCTCTAACTCATATTGTGGAGAATATGACTCTTGATAAAGAAAAACTTTATTATTTTAAGTGGAGAGTTTTGCGTAACTATCCTGTCGAGGAATGTGAGTCTGTCAATCAATACATTGTTCATAAGGATGTTTTCTGGAAAGCTGGTGGATATAATGAATCGTGGACAACAATCCATGTTGGTGACAGAGAGTTTATCAATAAAATGAGACAATTTGTAACAGACCATCCATTAAATATGACTCTGCATGATCATCGTGGTGCTAGAAAAATACAATATCATGATGGAGATAGAATCATTTATGATAATGAAAATGGTATAATGTACCATACAAAACATCGAAAAGAAGACATTACGCAAATTACCACTAAAATCAATTTTGACTGGGAGCAATTATTATAAATAGGGGTGAACAATCTCAATTAATAGGGACTCTTATGCTATCCTTTCGACAATATATCAGTGAAGCATCTATAAGGCAGGGTCTCCCTCACCTGCATTCAACTCCTACACCAGCAGGTGCACAAACTCCCTCGCTTTCTACAGATCAATTCGAGAAAACTACTCGTGGCGGTAAACTTCACATTCACCATGTAACTGAAAAGACCGATGGTCAAACGTTTAAGTTCGGGCACGATGAACATGAATTCTACACTCAGCACTCAGGTTCTGGTAGTGAACGAATTAGAACTGGTGCAGGACATATTGAACGAGCAAAACGCAGAGCATCTGAGACTGGTAAGGAATATGATCCTACTGGTCCAACAGCAATGTCTAAGTTCCACGATGCTCTACACTCAAACAGCGCACTGCAGAATCATCTGGCAAAACATTATGAGAAGCATGGCGAAGTTGCTGTCAGCGGCGAAGCATTTAATCGCTCGCTCGCTCGTCCTGGAGATAAGAAAGATGAAGTGAAGTTTGTTCATACTTCCTATTCCACGAAGGGAATGGGTAAGCAAGGTTCATTTATCATTCACTCTAAGATGCCGACGAATCAGCAACACGATCCTGAACACTTTAAGAACAATTTGTCGGATGATAATATAAAATTCGATCATGATATTATTAAGCACACGCCATCGCATGTCGATGTCAAAGATGAAGTAGCAGATTTCCATAAACTCAATCATGAGTTGATCAATACCAGAACAGTTCCTAAGAACAAACAAGCAAAAC